CATCCGGATTCAAAGGAATACCTGATAACGTAAATCCTTCTTTGACTACTCCTTTATTTATTGCTTCAAGAAATTCTTGCGTCGCCCAGTTCATGGCGATACCATGCCTGCGGTCGACTAATAAGATTGGTTCTCCGAGTGTTTGATTCCAGTAGATCTGGCATACAGGGACGTCTAATTTATAATCAAACTCAGTCGACTTGATCTGAAGACTTGCGCTACCATCTAAATACAAATAGTACAGCCCACTACTTGTTGGAACTGCTATTGATTTGTAAGTTTCAAATGTAGCCTTGACTCCTTGACACCACACGGCAGCAGAGACTCCGGTGGGATACATCCAGACCTCGCTCTCTGCAGGCTGATACGAAATAACAGTTAAAGTCTTATCGACAAAACCAGAGGGCTCTTTACTGTCAGTTATCCCCGTCTTTTCTCTTAAATAAACTTCATCAATAGAAAGTGTAGTTGTAGGAGAGGTACCGACTTGGCCATTGACAGTTAGCAGGCCATCACCACCGTAAACTTCTAAGTCAATCGATTCTTCGATTGCGGCGTCAAGATCAACTCTGGTAACATATTCAAGCCTAATTAATTGCCCTTCTTCCTTGATGTATAACAGGTTTTCGTCTTTAGCGTAAGAAAGTTCGCCTTCCGCAAACTCCGCTACGTTGGCAATCAAGTTGCCGTAATCGCCACGCGCAAGTTGAATTTTGGCACGATTGGCCGGGATCGGCATTTGGCGTTACAAGGCTGAACTAGTATTCCGCTCTTTACTTCCTGGACGATTTCCTGGTACCCTTACCAGGCGCCAGTCGACCATTGTTACCATGGCCGTTTCTAGCCCTGTTCTTGCTCGGGTCCTCAAGTCGGAATCCGCCGTCAGCGGTATGACTGACATCTTTCCCGCCTTTGCCCATAATCCCACGGGCACGACGCTCCCTGTTCAATTCTGCCCTGTATTTCTTTCTGTCCGGTTTGGCGTTACGCTTTTTGTCGTAGGCCAGTTTCTTTTTATACGCCTCTGGATTCTTGGCGTAGAAGTCAGCAGTGGATCTCTTCTTTTCTGCCATCACTTAGAGACCTTCTTCTTGCGACGACGATCTGTTGCTCCATTGAAAGGTTTCGTTCTTGCGGGCGAAGCTTTCCCGGCGTACTCGCTGATCACCTTACCCTTGGACTTGCCTCGGGAAACTTGCTTGGCTATGGAAAGTGGAAGAGCCATTACTTCTTAGCCTTTTTCTTAGGTTTCCGCTTTGCCTTGTCTTCTTCGCGCTGAAACTTTTTCGCAACCTCAGGTTCTACGGCGTAGAGGTATCGCTTCTGCTTTGCGGATTTAAAAGGCATGTTCAGAAAGAAGATCCGTCTTTGTTTTTAGACCCAGGAGCGTAGGCAGGGTCGCCCAGGCTGCCATCGTTCACCGGGTCATCTATCTGCCTGTATTGTATCTTTGGTTGCGCAGAAATAATGTCAGCATCAATGTTGATGCCATCAATCATTCTCGGACCAACCAAGTACTCAGGCTCGTTCATTTTGCGGGGCCTTCGGTTTCAGTCTTGGGCTTTTCGACTTTAGGCTTCTCTTCAGCAGGCTTAGCCGCAGGCTTGGCTGCAATTTTCGGCTGAGGCTTCTCTTCACCCTTTTCAACCCAGCCAGCAGCAACCAGCTCGCGGGCCTCTACAGTATAAAAAGCTTTACGCTCAACGCCATCTTTGACGAAGATGGTAGGAAGTTTAGGCAGATGCATGACAATAAAAAAGGGTGACTAAGTCACCCTTATTATTCCGTTAAGGATCGGATCAGCCGATGTTCTCGACCATGTCCAGGTAAGCACCGCCAACGGTTGCGGAACCAGTACCAGCAGCAATGGTGTACTTCACCAGGTTATCAGCGTCGCACAGAGCGCCGCGCACATGAGCAATACCAACACCATTGATATCGAGGTCGTTAGCGCCGAACACAACATCGCGACCGCCAACATTAAAGGTAACGGTAGCGTTGCCGGTGATTTCGCTGTTTACCAGGATGCAACGGATGGTCTTGACATACTTGAAGGTCACACCAGGATCCACATCGGAAGTGGTGACCACAAGGTTCTCGTCGAGATCAAATTTCTCGCGAGGAAAAATACCAGTAGAACGACGTGCCATGATAGGAAACGATAAAGACTAAACTGGGCGTTAATAGACGCAAACGCCAACAGCTCTACCATATATTGCCAAAAAAAAGAGGGGCCGTAGCCCCTCCCTCGTTCCTCACACAATCCAGTATAACAGGATCAGGCGGTTGCATTCACGTTGGTCAGGCGAGCAGCCGAACGACCATTGATCATGGCCAGGCCGCAATACCACTCAACGCGAATCACGACTTGAGGAGAAGCGGTGCTCTCACCCAGATCGCGCACTTGCACGCCACCGTTCTGAATACCGGTCAGCAGATCGCCGCCGAAAGTCACAACGTAGATCGACTGGTCAGCGGGGCTGCCATCCAGAATGGCCACGTTTTGGTGGTCACGATCAAGCTCGATGACGGGGAGGCCGGCATACACCATTTGCTGGTAGCCGAACTCGTTACGAGCGATATCGATCTGAGAAGAGGTGCGAGCTTGCTTGGTCAGGTGACGACGAGCAGACTTGGACATCACCAGATACTTGGTGCCGCCTTGAGCGTCCACAGCGTCGATGGCCTCGTCCAGAGCACCCAGATCCAGAGCAGCGGCGGAGGTGCCGTTGCGGATCACCTGAGAGTTTGTGGCGTAGTCGCCAGCAGGCAGGCGGGTTGCCAGGCCGTCAAACTCAGAGGGGGATGCATTGCTATCGCCATTGATGAACAGCGACTCCCAAGCCAGACGCATTGCGCGGGTCTTGGCCTGCACCTGATAAGCGCGAGATTCGCCGCCCTCGAGGTCCAGGATAGCGCGGTCAATTTTGATATCGCCACCGAACAGGCGGAGGCTCTCAGACTGTTGGCTCACCTCGGCATAGGCTTCACCGTAGCTAGCATTGTAGTTACGGAAACCCACGTCACCGAGGGATTCTTCACGCTTCCAGAACAGACCGTTGCCCTGGATTTCGCGGAAAGGAAGAACGCTCAGCAGGGAACCGGCAGAGAGTTCAGAGATAATAGCAAGCTCCTGGGGATTAGAAGCATGCTTCTTGGCTTCGACTAAGCTAAGGCCCATTTTAAGTAAACTCCTTTAAGGTGAACAAGGAAAGGTGAATCGTTGCTCAGGGCATCACACCCCGACATCGGAACACCCTGCCAGTCCAACCATCTCGGCCGAAGCTAAACCGGGTGCTTTCTATCATATAGTTCCAAAAATAATTATTCTTCCCAATAAAAAAGCCCCTTTCGGGGCTTTCGTGTATTCAGCCGAACGCTTTCATGAAAAGCTCGTCATTACTTAGACTTGACAAGTCTTCGATAGGTTGACCATTTGCGTCTGTGCCACCGTAATTCAATCCAGCACCAGAACCCTTGACACCCTTAAAGAAGGTGCCATAGACTTGGTGGGATTTGAATTGAGTCACAAACTCTTCCGGCGTAAGGCGCTTCCCAGTCTCCGTGTCAAGGATTGGATCACCTTGAGAGTCAAGAGGAGTCAGGGAGCCGTCGGGTTCATGACGAAAGCGAGAACTTAGCTGATCGGCAAACATGTCGAAGAATGAAATGCCATCAGCGGAATCGGTTCGCCCACCGGCTGCATTGAATACCTTTTCCAACGCATATCGCTTGAGGAATTCCCGATTTCTAGACTCTAAGTCCTTTGCTCTCTGCTCGGCTTCAGCGGCTTGCCGGCCGTACTTCTCTTCAATTGCTCGAATAGACTCACCGTATCGAGACTCAATTTCCGCTGCTCGGGCGGCATCTGCTTGAAGCTTTCGGAATTCATCTGGATTAATCTCCGCAAATCGTTCTAACTGTTTTTCTTTTTCTTTGATCTGACGTTCGTAGGTCTTGCGTGCTTCCCTTTCGGATTTAAGGGCTTTAAGCAGGTTCTGAACATCTTCTCTTGGAAGCTCTTCTGCAACAGGCTCCTGCGCCTGCTGATTCTCTTGAATCTGTTGAGTATCCATCTCAGATACTTGATTCAGTTCGTCGGACATGAAATGAGAGCAATCACTGCTCTGCGATAGTGCGA